AGGATGATCGGCGCGGCAAAGGTCTTGAGATAGTCCCACACCACCGACTTCGCCTGGCTTCGGTACGGTGCGATGTACCCAAACAGCGGGAAAGTGCTCTTACAGGTAGCAGCTGCCCTGATTACGTCATTGATAGCGGCAACAGTCTTACCTGCGCGTCGATGAGCGACTAAACAGCCCCACCGCTGCGTCCTTGCGTGGAACGGCAAGAATGCGTGTCTCGGCGAATAGGGAAGGATTATTTCGGATCGGCCCATCGGATCGTCAACTCTTGTGGCCCACCCTCCGGCCCAGTGTTTTCGTGCCGCTGCGTTTCAGCCCACCGCATCTGAGCCTTTGTCCACCAAATCAGCGCCGTTGTGTCGCCGGATTGCGCCTTGTTGAACAGGGTTTTGGCAATCTGTGCGGATGCCGTAGCCTTGCCGAGCGCAAGTTCTGTTTCGTAATACTTGCGGAGAGTGACGTGCGATATGCCCAACAACGCCCCTATCTGATCGTGGGGCAATCCTAGTCCCGCGGCTTGCTTAGCCTGTTCGCGGGTCTTGTCGGTCGGTTTGTGGGGTTCTTGTGCCATTGTCTTTTATTAACTAAATCATGCCGCTTTATCTAGCTTAACAAACGGCTCATTAGTACTCTCAAGGAAAGCTGTTTTTCCTGTGAATTCTTGCCAACGCTGAACGATAACATCGCAGTATTTGGGGTCTAATTCCATCAATCGGGCATAACGGCCTGTTTTTTCGCAAGCAATCAAGGTTGAGCCGCTGCCGCCGAAAGGATCAAAAAGCAATCCCGTATTACTTGCGACAATGCTTATGCCTTTTTCGGGCAATGCAACTGGGAAGCAAGCCTTGTGATTTTCTGCTTGCGCTCCTGTGTTGCTTATCTGCCAAAAATTGCTTGTAACTTCTTTTACACCGATAGGTTGTTTGTTCGTGGAAAACAAAAAAACAGGTTCCCAGTCGCGCATTAATGAACCTTTAAATGGGATTGTGCTGCTTTTCTTCCAACATATCTGCTCTACAAGATAAGGCAATCGCCCCGATATTTGTTGGATATATTCAAATCTTGATTTTGCGTTGTAACTTACATTCCAAAATATAAATCCATCAGTTACAGAAAAGCAAACCTCCAATGCCGATGCCGCAAAATCCACATATTCATTTGATGGAAGTTTGTCAGAATACCCGTCTGAATAAAGTTTAACGCTTTTTTTCTTGTTAAAAATATCTCCTTGCCCCGCTTTTGTATCTGCATTGTAAGGAGGAGAAGTAAACACCATATCGGCCTTCTGCCCATCCATCAATTGTTCAACGGCATCAACACTTGTTGAATCCCCGCACATCAAACGATGCTTTCCAAGTACCCAAACATCACCAAGTTTTGTTACCGGCTCTTCGGGTATTTCGGGGACGGCATCCTCGTCGGTCAAACCTTCAACCACGGTCGGGGTCAGCAGCGCGTTGATTTCGTCCGTTGAAAATCCTGTCAATGTCAGATCAAAGTCTATTCCTTGGAGATCGCCCAGTTCCAGGGCCAGCATCTCATCGTCCCAACCGGCATTTAGCGCCAGCTTGTTGTCAGCGATGACATAAGCCCGCTTCTGCGCGTCAGATAGGTGGTTAAGCCGGATACACGGGACTGCCGGCAGTTGCAGCTTACGGGCCGCTAGAAGCCGTCCGTGGCCGGCAATAATGCCGCCCTGCTCGTCAATTAGGATCGGGTTGGTAAAGCCGAATTCCTTGATACTGGCGGCAATTTGAGCCACTTGCGCGTCGTCGTGCGTGCGCGAGTTCTTAGCAAACGGGATCAGCTCACCAACAGAAACTTGCTCTATGTTCATTGACCCATCTTTTTCATGGCTTCAGCCAGTTTCTTGCCTTTGTCGGCTTGGTTGAATTCCTTGGCTACCTTGACCGGTACGCCTACTTTCTTGGCGAACTTAGGGTCATGTGCAGCCGCGGCCATCATGCGGGCTTGGGCAGGGGAATGACTGGGCATTATTTCAAGAACCGGAGTTTGTAGAGGGTCGAATCAATCTGATCCGCGATCTCGTCCACGATGTTCTGAAGCTGGCTTTCGCTTGGCAAGTCCTTGCGAATGTCGTCCACAAAGTCCTTGATCTGCGTCAGATACTTGACCGGCTCGGTAGCCAGGTGGAAGTCCTTGGGGTAGTTCGTGATGATGTCATAGCACCCTTGATACGCCTCTGCCCACTTGTCGGCAAGCTCTACGATTGCGTCGTAATACTCACCAAGCGCCATGTGCTGCGAGAAACTCTTGGTTTGCAGGTGCATGAAGTGCGTAACGGTTGCTGAGTGAAACAGCACACTAACAAACGCCGCCGCCGATTCGTTATATTTTGCCATTTTTCACCCTTTTTCAGCAATATCCCGATGATATTCGGGATTTTTCATGGTGTCAAGCCCGTAATTTGACCATTTGAGCAATCATAATTTCCACCGTATCTTTCACGCCTTGCACATCCCGAACGATTGCTCTGCACCCAGTCCATTGCAGCGCAAACTTTTGTTGATCCTCGGTTTCCTTGCCTTTCGGGGCTTTGACTTCGACCAGCCAAGTAACCCCTCCAAAAGCCACCAAAAGGTCAGGCACGCCCTTTCCCATTGCCGCAAGGGATAGCACCGCACAGCCCCGCATTTTGAACTCTGTGACGATTTCCTGATGGTTAGCATCGACTTTCGCAGCGCGTCTCAATGGGATGCCTTCTCGATTGCTTTGGCAGTCTCAATCTCTGCCATGACTTCCGGCCCTGTTTCGATTGTGATTCGCAGATCCTTAACCAGCAACTCCATGCACACCCCGTCAGCAAGTTCTGTTTCGGAGTAATCGCTTCGCGCCTGCCCAAACGCTATGAAGGCAGAACAAATCTTGTGCAAGACTTCTAAGGCTTGTTGCTCATTTACCTTTGAAAATTGGCTCATAGCTGCTCCGTTTGTTGTAACAATTCTTGCTCTGTCCCATACCGCTTCTCGAATTCCTTGCGCCAGGGATGCCGACTGACATACTCAGGGGTGTTTCTGCCGCTCCTGTGGTGCGTTGGACACAGGCATATCACAAACATTTCACCTGCCCGCTTGCTGCCCGATAGCACGTGGTGAATATCGCCGTCGGAATGTTCCATGTGAAACAATCTGCAAACGATACACCCCAAGTCTCTGACCTTGGCGTGCCACGTTTTTTCTGCTTCAGTCATGCAAATTTTCTTTTCAATAGCCATGCCCAAATCGCTGCGCCGCTTACTTTGGCGGCAAACTGCAACATCACAATTTGCGGCATCAAAACACCAAACGCCAAAGTTGGAAACACTATCGAATCAACTCCAGCACCTGCAACATTGCTCACCATACTACGTCGCATCCAAGAACCAACAACATTTCTAAACGTCCACCAATCTACCAATGCGGCTAGTATGAATGAAACACTTGATGCAATCGCAATGCTTGCTGATGCAGGATTCAATGCGTAACTGATAACGCCTGTCACCGCAATTAACGATGCCACTTGCCATGTATTGATTTTCATGTGCAAATAATCGCGCAATGTCAAATCTAACCCAATCAGAAAAAAAGAATTGATTGGGCTTATCCAAGGCCCAAACGTTGCAATTGATAAATTTGCTCCCACCATTGCGGCGGCATAGACAAAAATTGCAGGGATCATGCAAACATCCTTTCCTGTTGCGGGACAATTTCCCATTGTGGTTTGCATTGGATTGCATCCCAAACATTTGCCATTTCTAAAGCATTGTTTTTGATGTGGTGGTTTCTCGCAATGTCTGTGCTATCAACTGAAGCAAATGGATAGCCAAATCTAGCAGCTGCCAACCCTCGCAACATATGCAACCAAACTGGCACTACTCCATCTTTACAAATAGCATTCATGGCTTGCGTCATGCGTTCATGCCAAATCGGACTACCAACAACTTGATATTGGGCGCTTGAGCCAATGCAAACTCGATCATAATCCGCACAAAGTCGCTCAAATCTTTCAATAGATTCATGCAAGTGCCAAACTGGAACTCCCCGTTTATGAGGCCAATCCTTTAACAAAGCATCATTCTCGGCTTCGCCGCCCTCTATATCGTCGGGAATAACGGCCCAACTTGTCGGATATGCAAGCCATTTACCAGCCCAACCATAATATTTTTCCCAATCAGGTTTAATGCCGCGTTTCCATACAGAAAATGCTCCGTTATCAAGCATCACACTTTGACCATGTTCATGCGCCCATGTCACATCATTTGGCGAAGCAAACGACACACAAAAGCATCGCCCCGACAAAGTTTGCAAGACTGATCTCGGCGTTATAGGCGTGCCGTGGTAATGAATTGTCATAATTGTTTAGCCTTGGTCAACGTCTACCCCTAACGCAACCGAAGCATGATTGAGCCAGTCTAGCCACTCGCTAAACTTTTCTCGTTCGTATTTGCTGGTTCGTCTGCCTAGCATCACGATGCCCCCATAAAGCCCCGGAGCGAGTCTAGGAGCGACTTCGCCCTCATAGGTAGCTG